TGTCGGCATCCACGGTTGCGGCGACGTTGCCGACGGGCGCAACAATGACGCGATCCTGTACGCCCGGCACGTTGGAGATCAGCGCCTCGGCTTGGCTGCGTATCCACGCGTCACCAGGCGCAAGCGCGGCGAATTGTGCGACGAGTTGCGTATTAATGGCGGCTTGCACCGCGTCAAGCGCGACGCCAGCGATGACGATGTGAACCTGTACATCCACGTGCACGATTTCAGGTGCCAGCACTACGCAGTTTTTAGCGGTCACGGGTCGTACGTCGTCGATGTGGTCGCGCACGGCTTGGAGCGTTTCAGCGGATGGCAAACCATCGCCCGAAACAATGGCCACATCGACCGTGCCCAAGCCACGGCGCAAGGGGTAGACGAAGGCGGCGGTTACGCCTGGCACTTCCAATGCCCAACGGCGATAGTCGTGGCGATTGCCCCCGGCCGGTGGTCGGCGGATGATGTCGAGCAAACGCGCGAGCAATTCAGTGTCGGTTTCCACATCGACGCCGCCTTGCATAGACGATAGAACAGCGGACGTGACGCCTGCGGGCGCGGGTTGTAAGGTCACGGGCGTATCGTCAGCCACATTGCCGGTACTTCCGGCATCGACCGCGCGAACACGCACAACGCCAGTACCATCCGCCCCGATTACGCCATCTTCGATGGTTTGGTACTGTTGACCACTGGCGGCAACGCCTATCAAACCCTCGGCAATCGGTGTTCCCGGCGTACCGATGATGTGCATAAAGCCGCTTGCAGCGACTGCGGGACGGCGGGTCAAGCCGCGCACGGCCGCGTGGCGTTCCAGATATTCCGTGTCTGCCGTATCCGGAAAGATCTGCCGTGCAATCCAAGCTTGATGCTGATACAAGCCCTCGGCGCAGGATGCAACGGAAGTGGCGCGCACGTAGTAGTCGCTGTCTGTCGCCGTATGTGCGTCGGGCAACTGGTTTTTGATATCGCGCAGCAGATCGGCGCGGATTTGCTGCATGGAAGGGGCAATGAATGGCATCAGGCGACCTTCACGGGATACGCATAGTGGTGTTCCTGGCCGCTGGCGTCGAGCACCCGGATGTGTAGCTCACAGTGGCCCTTTTGCGGCGACATGGCGGAAACGGTGATTTCGCGCGCGCGCCCGTCACTGATCAAGGGCTGTAACGCTTGCTCGGCATATTGACGCGCCAGGATGTAGAAACGCGATAGATCTTTTTCTCGGGTCAGTTCATGTAGACGCGAACCCAAAGATGCGTCCGCCCACCAACTGCCAAGCGGCGTCATTAGACGTAGGTATACCGCGTTGGCCAGCGTGGTCGTTCGCTCGCCGGAGTAGTCGCAAGTCGTTGGATTGATCAAGGCGTCCATGGCGTGATGATGCGCGATAGCGTTGTATAGAACTACCTGAAACGTTTCAGTGAGGTAAGGATGCGCGGCGCATGCCTTCGCGCAAGGTGTGTAGCGTCTGACGAACGTCCGGCGGCATGCCGCGGCTTGGTTCGTGCACCGCCACAGGGGTCTGCGCACGCGCATCCGACGTCCCCATTCCTGCATGGCCCGCGCGCTGCTCTTCACGTCTTGCCTCGGTCTGCGCTTGCTGCCGATTGCTCATACGTGCAATCACTTCGAGCAGGTAGCCGTGGGACTTGAGCGGCAGAGATAACTTGCCCGCGTGCGCGGCATCAAGCACCGTTTGAAACGCGCTTTGCCAGTACGCTTGTGGGGCGGGCCAAACTCTTGCGTTTCTTTGAATCTGCGCGGCGCGCATCGCTGGGGTAAGTTCAGCGGTCAATGCCGCGATGCGGCTGTAGGCCATACGCGACTTCGATGGCGCGAACAAGCCGATATACCGCAACATTGGTTTGATCAGCGTATCGCCCGCGGGATGTGCATCAATAACGGCATCGAGCGCGGCGCGCACCGAATCATCTGCTAAAAACACATCAAGGCTGGCGCTCACCCGGCAGTTCGGGCACGTGATCAAAGGTAACGGCATACGATCTCCTACTGTTGCGGTTCGTCGGTCAAACCAAAGGCATTCACGGGGTGGCGATGGTGGCGCAAGCTCACGCCATTCGCAATCACATCCCAGGTGACATGTATGGTTCCCGTGATCGTCGCCACCGGGCCACTACCGCCACCGTTAACGTTGGAAAGCGCCAAACCTCCAAAGCCGGTAATTTGATGTTTGATGACCGCCTGGTGACTGGCCGTTAACACCGGCGTATTGAAATCGGCCTTCTCACTGGCATTGGCCTCAAACGTTTTGCAGTTGACGCGAAACACATCACAATCGGTTTCGATAATGCGGCCGCGCTTGAATACCGTCTTTGCACCTTCATCGGTATAGAGCGCTACCTCTCCCGCTTTCAGGGATTTCAGGCGGTATGTCGCATGTTCTGTTGCGATCACAATGCCGTGCGATGTGCGCCCGCCAAGCGGGATGACAACGCCCATCGTCCCGGCTGGCGGCACGGACGTTAGCCCATAGTGCTGCATCAGTTCAGCGTCTCTGATGCTCTCGCCCGCCAAGGCTTCGCCGCTGACCGCGGCAACCGCAGGAGAGCTGTTCACGCGCGCGATCACAATGCGCACGGCTTGCCGGATGCTCGCCAGGGCGCGACGAATGCGAGAGTCGATGTCCCGAATCATCATCGCGTTCCCAACTCTTTGGGACTAAACGCGTGCGTGGCTCTGCCTCGCTTCGGTTTGACGACTTCGGGCAACCACACGCCATCCTCGCGCAGGATCAATTCCGTGGTGGACGGTGTATTGCGTCCGCCTGTGAACGTGCGGGCCATGAGGAAATACACGCCATCAATGCTGTGCGGTTCGGACTGCACGTGGACACGTTGGCCCGGCGTCCACAAGACGCCTTCGCTCGTGCGGTGACCGCGCACTTGCGCCGTGAGCGTTAAACCATCCAGACGACCATCAGCCAGACATTTTTTGGCTTGACGAGAAACAGATGCCGCATCAGGCGCGTCGCCCGCAATCAGAATTTTGGGACGATAGAGTGGCACGTCTGGATCAACGACTTGGCTACGCAAATTGTGCCGACCCGTCATGGATAAGCTACCGTGCGCTTGGCCCAGCACACAAATGTCCGAATAGCGCCGCGCCATCGAAACCCTTTTGCGCAGCTGCTTGACATTGTTGCCACGGCCGTCGCGGCGAAGGATCAGACTTGCCACAGGTGGCGCGTCGTAGTCCGGCCCGCCCACAATCAGGGTTCCATCCGGCGCACAATACGGCCAGACGCCGTTTGCCTCGCACGCTTTAATCAGCGCATCCCAAGCGGTATCGCCCGGCTCGATGGCGATTTTCTCGTGCACGGCGTTCGTCTTGACATCAACCCGTACACGAGAAATCCCCAGAGGCTGCACCACGGTTTTAACGATGTCGGCAAGCGTCATGTCGCGCGCCACAAAAATCGGCGCGCTGCAATCGACCAACAATGCGGCCGCATCACGTCCGGCAATGGTCAGCGCGTGATTACGCTGCGACATTGCATGATCCACCTCGTCAATAAAACCAGTCATGACGGCGTCGCTGCCCACGCGCACTTGGACGGCCGCGCCCGCGTGAACAATCGGGGGAAACTGCCCATCGGGCAATCCCAGACTGACCTGCCAACTGCTCGCCGGAACCAATAAGTCGGAAGTGACTTGATAGCGGCTCCAAGCGCTGTGCACCTGATTTCCAATCAAGAGACTGACGGGTTCGATGTCGCGAGAGGCATCAACGCTGGTAGGCATATAAGATGGTTCCCGCATGAATAAAATTGGGATGACGCAAGCTTGGATTTAAGCGCGCCAGTTCCGCCGCCCGTGCGTAATCCCCGTACCAGCTAAAGGCGATCAAATGCAGATTCATCGGCACGTTTACCGTGCGGCGGATCAGCGGCGGTCTCGTGTCGATGATCGCAATGCCCGCGTCTTGGACGGCCAGTGCCAAATCCTTTAACGGCTCAGTGACAGGGCGCGCGACCTCGACTGGATAAACATCCCGATGCAAGTCGATGGCGTCTTGGATCGCCTGGCGCACATCGCCGACAATCGTCTCGATCTCGGGCGGCGAAAGCGTAGGATTGACGATTTCAGCATCCAGCACATCGCACGCGACCTCGGCCAACTCACACGCCACGATCACGGCAATCGCCGATTCCACAAGCGTCTGATCATCAGGATGAAGCCGTGGCAATGCTGGTACTTGATCTTGCGTATTGCCTTCGGCACGAAACGCGGGCGGCAGCGTTCCGTTCGATAGCGCAGCGGGCAGACGCACCGTGTCTTGCCCGATTCTGGCAACCGCATTCCAGTTCGAGGTCAGATTGACAGCGTTAAACGCACGCTGTGCACTCAC